AGATTATGGTGGTCAGGACGGTGGTCAGGCCGGTGGTCACAGTGTCATGGGTTCACCAATATCAGTTGATATAGATGGGGACATGTTAAGTAATCCTTCTGCATCAGATTATTATAAAGATTTATTATAATGGGTTTAAAAAAGTGGTTTGATCAAAAGTGGGTAGATATAGGTTCTAAAAAATCAGATGGTTCCTATGCAAAATGTGGTCGTAGTAAACTTAAGTCAGATAAAAAAAGAAAATACCCAAAATGTGTGCCATTAGCTAAAGCTCGAAGAATGTCTGATTCGCAAAGAAAAAGCGCAGTTAAACGTAAAAGAGCAAAAGCTCAAGGAGTAGGAGGGAAACCTACTAATGTAAAAACTTTTGCAAGTAAGGGCATGTTGATTGAAACTTATTATAAAGATATAATATAAAAAAGGAGTTACTATGGTTAATTATGCAAAAATAGCTGGTGCCGCTGGATACGGAAAAAAAAGAAAAGAATCATCTTCTGCAAAAAAGAAAAGACAAGAAGCAGTAAAAAAATATAAAGCGTCTATTCCAAAAAGCAAAAAACCCATTGATACATCATACACATCTAAGGCAATTGGTGCGGTTGGTTCAGGCTTACCTGTAAAAGCAATAGCAAGTCCAAATAAAAATATTGCAAGACAAATTACTAAAGAAAGAAAACAAGAACAACAGGCAAAAAGAAACAAATCTCCTTTTGCAAAACCAAAAAAGTCAACAAAAATAGTGTCACCCGTAATGTCGGCCACAAGATCTAGTCTTGGGAGAGTCACAGAAAAATCAGCGCGCAGACAAAAATATCTTAACATATTACAAAGAAATAGAGAGCAGAATGCTAAATTAAAAAAACCCTCTATTATAGGAACGCTAAACAAATATATTTTAGGACCTAAAGCTCAGATAAAAACTAAACTTCTTACGGGAGGTCAGGCCAAAATAGATAAAGATGGCGATGGTAAAATAACAGGTAGAGACTTTGAACTTTTGAGAGAATCAAAAAAAAATAATATGAAAGAAGGTGGTGTTACAAGTGCCATAAAAAAAATAAGAGGCATCGGAATGGCAAAAGGTGGCTTTAAAAAGAAAACACCAATATATTAGGATGAATTATGGCAACTTCAGGAACAACTACATTTGACCTTGATATTGATGACATCATTCAGGAAGCTTTTGAAAGATGCGGAGGACGTGTTAATAGTGGTGGAGATTTAAAATCTGCAAGAAGAAGTTTAAATATTCTTTTTTCAGAATGGGGAAACCGAGGTATTCATCTATGGAAAGTAGAATTAACAGAACAACTTCTAACATCAGGAACAGCAACTTATACAGCACCTACATCAACCAATGATGTTTTAGAAGCATATGTCTCAACCACTACAGGTCAAACTGCAAATACAACAGATGTATCTTTGACAAAGATATCCAGAAGCGAGTACGCAGCTTTACCTAATAAAGGTTCAACAGGACAACCTTCTCAATATTATGTGGACAGACAAACTACACCTACTATTACCTTGTATCAAACTCCAGATGCTTCTACTTATACGTACTTGAAATATTATATTATAAAACGTATTGAGGATGTAGGAAACTATACAAATACTGCTGATGTAGTTTTTAGGTTCAT